ACTATTCTTAATTTGAAATCCTCTATTGTTTAAACATTGGAGAACTTTTTCAAGAAAAAACATAATCTCTTCATAATAATTTATACGAGTTTGTAGGAGCTGTAATTCAGGATCGGAATCCATGTACAGTCCTAGGTCTGACTTTAGTATTTTTAGATCAAAAGGTTTTTCTTGATATACACTTGGTTCTGCTTTACCGGTGTAATACTCAAACTTATCTCTGAGCAGAGATTTATATTCATGTTCTTTTTTTATTTTCAACAACCTCACATCAGACAAGTAGTTTAGATACTTGCTGTGTAGTTGTGGAATTTTGATTGATTCTTCGTCTAATAGATCTTGTTCAATTTTTGAGTCTTCAGCCCATTGGGATTTAATATCGTCAAGAGTAATCATATGTTAAATTAATACGGTGTCAAAAGGTGTAATCCAATCTTCATTGGAATTTTCAACTACTACTATAGAAATATTTCTAGCTGCTAATTTTTCTACAAATTTTTCAAGAGCTTTTTGAACATTTCCTGTTGTTAAACTACCAGAGTTATCTATAAATAATGAAATTTTAGATCCATCTCCAATACTATCTATATCACATAAATCATACCAATCTGAAGCAAGCTGTTCATATCCGTTATCTCTAGTTACATCTATAGGTCCAAAAGTTTTCCCATCTGCTCTAGAACCAACAAAAGATGTATCGGTAATTGTAATAGTTGGGGATGATGCTACTACCTGACTTGATTGATTTTTAAAATCAATAATATGATCTTCAGAACCCTCAGTTCTACCGTCCCTAACAATTGTAGCAGTAACAGTAGCAGAATTATTATTAATAGTTATAGTTGAATTATCAAAAGTAATATCTCCCGTATTAGTTCTTTCATGAACAGTTAATTGACTGCCATCAGGAGCTCCTGTAGTTGTTATTGTAAGTACAACCTGACTTGTAGAATCATGAGCACTTTCAACTATAGTTAATGGAGAAGATGGTGTAACAGTTACTGTATAAGGAGTATCCGTAACAGTTACATTTGGGATAGTATTTACAGTTGATAATACACTAGTTGAAGATGAAGAAGCTCTTAATTCAACTGTTAATATTTCATCACTTTCAACATCAAAATCTTGTTTTGGTGTGATAGTAAATGATCCTGTATTATTGTTTATATAAAAAATTCCATTTCTATAAGTAAAATCTGTCATACTCATTGTTGTAATATACCATCTTAAGCTAGTTCCATTTGGTATACCTACAGTGTTTACCGTATATACAACACTATTTACTTCCGAGATAGTAGATGCTGAAACAGAAAAATTATATGATGTGGTGTTTGTAATAGATACACTGGAACTTGTGGCCAAAGGTATTGCATTACCAGATTGATCTGTGTTTTCATATATGATATATTGAAATGTTTCTGCGGATTCTTCATATACATCTTGAGATGCAGTTACAACAAAAGAAGCAGTACTATTGTTAATTGTTAAACTTCCATATTGATTTGATATATCAGAAGAATCTGCTTGACCACTAGTAAATAATGGTTTGTAATATAATACGTCACCATTATCATAACCAACAGTATTTACTGTAAATGTTACTTGACCACCTTCATCAATAGTAGTTACTGATGGTGTAATTGCAACTGATATTTCTTTATCACGAAGACTAATAAAATCGCTAGTTGCAACTATTGTTCCGTCTGAATCACCTTTTCTTAAAAATAATCTAAAAGACTCTGATTCAATAGAAGTATCAGTAAATGAATCAATAGTTATATTAGCAGTATTATTTGAAATATATACGCTGCCACTATTTGAATTAAAATCACTACTATCTACTGTTCCGCCTAAACTCCAATATAGTGTACCATTACCAGTATTGTTACTACTATTGCTTCCGTTAGGAAAATTTGCAGTAGTTATCGTGAAAGTAATAGAATCACCTTCTGTTATAAAATAACCATCAGGCAATACTTCATGCTGAGTTGCAGTATGTGTTACTGTATATGTTGGTGCATCTTCTACCGAAACTAATAATCCACCAAGAGCTTTTACCGTTAATATTTTAGATCCAAGTTGGAAGGTTTCGTTTAAATAAAGATAATTACTGCTATTATCTTCTAAAACTACTCTAGGCGTAAGTGCATATTGCCAATGTATAGTATCAATATGTTCTTGACTAGATGTTACTTCATTATTATTATTTGTTGTATTATTAGTTTTTATTTTAACATAATCTGATACTTGTCCCGGCAAATATAATAGTTCTCCACCTGTTAATGAACTTATATCTAAGACATCATCTCCTTCACGTCCTCCAAATAATCCAACTTTTACTGTTTGAGAACCTATTGTAAGTAAACTACTTGTATACTCAAAAACGTTTTCTATATCAGATAAATTTATTTGTTGTAATGGACTAGTAAATATTTTTCTCCACGTTTTTATATGAGATTTAAATGATTCTTTATTTGTTGATGTAATTGCTGGCATTTTATTAACCTCCTATTAAAAATATCTACTAGTTAATGCAACTAATGGAATTAAAGTACCTAAACTAACAGTACCAAATGGTGATTCACTTGGTTGATAATTTGGTCCCCATACATCGTCAGCTGCAGGACCACTAAAAGATTTGACAGCTACTTTAACTAATGTTGGTGGTTGTCCTGAAAATAATAAATTTCTAACCTCAACATAAGCATATTCACAACTGTTCCACCATTCTAATTTTGACGAATATCTCTCTCCATCAGCATCTACATTATTAGGAGTATCATCAAAAACATCCCAGCACTGTGCTATAAAACCAGGTTCACCAAAATTTGAACCACTTCTTATCTGACAAATCCGACCTGCTATAGGACCCCACATGGCATATGGACCAAGATAATTTGCAGTGTTATATGTTTGTTGTATATAACTTGTAAATGGTGATGGATATTTATCATTTGACCCAACTTGCCATGATGTTGGATTAGTTGATGATATTTCCATAACTCGGGGAGCATAATACGGAAATCCTAATAATGGCATTGGTTGGGCTTGACCAACAGGAACTACATTGTTTGTAGCATCAAAACAATCAGCTTGAGCTCCAATTTGAGAACAAGATCCAGTTGGTTCTGCATCAACTTGTAAATATCCTTTTGAAACAGCGTCTCTATATAAAGCTGGATTCCATTTACATACTTCCTCTGCTGTAAATTCATTTCTTATATATAAATTTGCTAAATTACCTATTTGTAAATTTAAATTATCTCTGGTATATAATACGTAAGGTGAATTAACGGAGCTAATAGGTGTTCCATCCGCAAACTGTCCTGTAGTTGGGTCAAATCCTAAAGCTATAACAAGTTGTCTGATTAGAGCAGTTACAGTTCCTGCTGGGGCCATTACTACAATAACACCAAATGTTTTGACAAGCCATGGTAAAAAATCTGGAGATTGAACCAGTCCAGAAATACTCCCAGCATTAGCTAAACTTTCTGTCGGAGCAGTGCCCCAATCACCAATACCTTCAAAATTATATACATCATATATTACTAATTTGTTATCTTGAAATGCAACACCACCATATCTTGGATCACTATTTAAATTAAAGTAAGTATTTCCAACCGCTGAATTATATTTAGTTTTATCGTAATAAGCGTTCCAAAGAGCTGTTTCTTCGGCATTTGATCCTAAAGAAGAAACAATATTAGATTTTGCATTTTCACTGAAAGGTACTTCATATGGATTTGCTCTACTAGTGCCTGGTCCATTGTAATTACCAATTCTATTAAGATCCCACCATTGAGTAAGGGTGGTAGCAGCTGTCATAAAATTTGATATTTCATTTACACTATTATTGTTGGGATCAAATGGTCCCATACCATTAAAGTCACTTTCTTGTGAATAAAAAGTAGATAATCCGCTTGCCCAGCTGTTTAATACGCTGGATGCACCGCTAAATGTGTAGTCTAAATTCCAACTCATAGTTACCTCGTTCCGTTATATGTTGATGGTTCTGTTGTTTCTAGGAAGTCTATTGGTACTCGTAAATCATGGCCACAACATCCTTGCGGTGGTTGCAATAGATAGAATTTTCTATTTGGCCAATTAGTTCTAAACTGTGCCCATTTAGCAGTCATTGTTGCGAGATTACCAGCACTATTTTCATCAATCACAGCAATACAAACAATGTTGTTATTTGTTGTTGGTTGTGATCTAGCTATAACTGTAGATGCTGTAGCTTTAGTTCCACCTCTACCAAATGCTGTAACTGTAAATGGTTGTGGCCTATAATTTAATAAATTTGTATAATCATTAAAATTTACAGCACCGGATCCATTTAATTCAACTTCACCAACTCCATTATCTATAATTAAATACTGTGCGTTTTCGCTAGTCCATGTTAAAAGAACATCAGTATCTCTTATTGTATGAGTTAATGTAACTGTAGGAATTTCATAATTATTTTGGGTAAAAAAACCAGTCGCTCCTACCTCCTCGATATCGAATATAGTAAATTTAAATGTAGCATCAACAGCAAAATATTCTGTGTCTGTATAGGTAGAATCAAAATTCAATCCAGATAGTGATACTGGGAAAAGATCTTTAAAATAAATTTTAAATTTTCTATTGAAATTTGAATCTAATACAAATAATATTCCATCGCTATATTGTTTTTCTTGATAAGACTCTCCATCAGCATATGTAGTCCAGTCTTGATCTGACTCTGGATGACCTAGATATCTAATCCAATTGTGTATTGATCTGTAATTTTTTAAGTCTTCATCTACCAGGAATCTAACCGTCAGATCATCATAATTTACTTCATCACCTGGTTCTGGTATTGTATTGAATCTAGTTGCTTGCATAGCAACAGCTAGATTCTGTGATGGTACATTAGCAGACTGACAGTAAAAAGATACACCTGGCAATTTTTTTAGACTAAACTGAAATCCAGCTCCCGACAGGAAGTTAGATGGGCAGTTTGGGTTGTCAGCAAAATATGCCATGATGTTTTAAAACTATTTATAAAAAAAGACCCCCCTTTTGAGGGAGGTCTAAAAGGACATGTGGGACATCCTGCCCCACAGCAACCTTTATCACATAAGGTTGAGAACACGGGTGCGTCTGTAGTAGACGTTTGCGTTTGCAGTAAGAGCGTTGCTTGACTGCGTGGTTCCACGGGAGAATGGGTTCGCGACCATGCCGTAGCGAGTCTTGAAACCAATTTTTGGTTGGAACGTGTCCTGACCGATGGAACGAACCATCTGGAGGGGAACGTATGGGCAGTAGAAGAGTCCTGCATCATATGCAGAAGTACCCTTATAACCCATGACGTAGAAGTGATCATCTGCAATGTTAGCAGAGTAAGGATCAACATAGACCTTGATACGACCGTTAAGAGTACCAACTAGAGTTGACTCGGTGTCATCAACACCTGCCAAACCGTTGTTACCACCAAGAGCAGGAGCGTAATCAAGAACGCCTGCCATACCTAGAGCACTTGCAACGTCTGCAGAACAGACGATGAAGTTACCCTTCCCGCGACGAGTCTCTTGACCAATTGCGTTAGCATCTCTTTCAATCTGGTAGATAAGTCCTTTGAACTTCTCTGCCATCCAACGACCGTTGGAGTCAACGTCTAGGTCGAATGAACCTGCGTTAGCAACGTTGTTCTGAGCACCTGGTTTTGCAGTTACGTAGATAGTACGTACAACTTCACGGTTGATTTCAGCAAGAACTTCAGCAGAAAGAATGTTAGCAAGTTCTGCTTCAGCGTCAAGACCATGGATTGCCTTAAGGTCTTGAGCGAGTTCTAGTGAATACTCAGCTTTCAGAGCGCGACCTTTTGCTTCAACAGCAACTTTCTCGATCGAGAATGACATCTCGCGGAAAGCGGTTGATGTCGAAGATCCAAGTGCTTCCTGAGTCGCAGTGTTCATGCCGCCAACAGCAGCATAGTTACCTGGTGAAGAAGCGTTAAGAACTGAAGGGTTAGTTGCATCTTCGCCGGTTGCAGCAGAATATGCACCGTCATCAGCAGAGAATCCAGAAGGAGTCTCGTTGTAGAATGCTTCGTTGGTGAATACGTTAGGGGTTGCACCGTTACCATCGCGGTCAGCACCACGTTGTGAACGCATTGCGAAGAT